TTAAATAATTCAAATAACTTTACATAATGTTCTAAATGTAATAGGTCTATAAGAAATTTCTTGCGATTAGTATCTGTTGCAGTAAGAAACTGTAAGCTACTGCTAGTGTTTTGATATACGAGCTGGGAGAATGTTTTGAAGTCGATCCCAATAATATCTTGGAGTGTCTTGTAGGTGTTAGTAGCTGTATGCGAGCTAATATCTTCTCCATCTTCGAGCAAACGTAATTTAATATTTGATTTGCGATCAATGATAACATCATACGAGCGCGAATCTTTAGTAAACGTAAGGTGAATATGATACCCATTATTTATATACCTGTTAGGAATGTCTGCTTTTTTAATCCCTTTTGAGTTTTTGTTATAGAGAGCTTCTTCTATTATTAAAGGTATAGAAGATTTGCCCATACCATTAGTGCCTACTAACTGGGTTACTGTATTTTCTGCTAAGTTTAATTCATTATCTGGACCGTAACTAAAACAGTTACTCCAGCTCAATTTTTGAAGAGTAATCATTAAATATACCTACTATTTCTGGTATTTTGTTTTCGGGTATTTCTAATATGTAAGCCAAGTATTCTACTAGCTCATCTTGTATACTCATATCTTTATCTATTACTAGACTTGTTTCTGAGTTTCTTTTAATTACTTTCTTATCTAAAAGCTCACTATTTTTTACACTTGCAAGCTCTTGCATATCTCCTTCTACTTCATATATTGTGTGGTGGTAATCTGTAGGTATCATCTCACTGGGGTCTGACACTGTTTTACGAAGAAGCTGTGGTAGTTCAAAAGGCTCCCACATCCAACTCCAGTTATTGGGATTAATTAAAATATATCCTGTTTTTACCTCTGTTCTATGAAATGAAGTAGTCATTGGAGACCCGGGATACACAATGTTTCTTTGAGTATTACTATGAGAGTGTAAGTCCCCTGCAAATACGATAGGAAAATCCTCAAACCTGTCTAAGTCCACCTCTGGCTTGACATGGGGAGGTATTTCGCCTCGTACATGAGTAAAAAGTGGTTTTGTCTGTACAAATTTTTCAATACTTTCTGGTCGATGTAAGTCTGCGTAAGGAAGAATACTAAATCCGAAATCACTATCATAGTAAGAAATGTCAGCTATCTTTACTAAAGGATTTATATCTCTACTTACTTGTTTTAGCTGCGTAAAAAATGTTTTGTTCTTTTTTGTAGCTTCGTGATTACCGTCATAGATAATAGTTGGAATCTTTACTTCCCGAATAAACGAGAAGTAAAGCTCCAACTCTTCCATGTTCGGCAGACGGTCAAAAAGGTCTCCACCTATAATGTGCATGTTGCACTGGGTTTCAAGAGAATGAATCTGCTCAAAAAATAATTTATAACGGTTGAGTGCCCACTCACGTGGAACATTTTTTTGACCTAGCTTTATATGCCAGTCTGCCGTAAATAGAATCATGACATTTTGAACTCAGCTTCAAGTGCTTCATCCATATCGCCAGAAGCCTCTTCTCGAATTTCATCAAGAAGGTTTTTTTGGGCATCCGGAGTTGGGCGAGGCATAACATCATCCATTGATTTCAAATCTGAGATAGCTTCTAGCTCTGCTTCTGTAAGAGCCCGCTGCTTGCACTTAAGTACTTGCAATTGGTACTCTACATTATAGGGCAAGGGGCCAGTCTTGACTCGCTTGAACTTAACGTCCCAGCCAGACTCTGGATCAGTTGGATCGCCCAGGTCCTCTGCAGCAGTAAGAATTGCTTCAAAAAGCTTTTTCTTCAAATTAATAATTTTGACCTCTCCTTGGTCAAGACACTGCATTGCGTAGCTCTAGCCACACTTGAGATCGGGGTAGTACTCACGAACCCAATCTTTTTCTTTATTATTGAATCGCTCTTCGTTGCGATCAAATGAAAGGCACTCAAAAGGAATGTTTTTTCCATTTTTACCTTCCAGCCAGTAGACGTATCGTGCAAGAACGTCACCTACGAGACGAACTTCATTGTCTCCATCACGATAAGAGTAAGAATTGATGCTAGACTTCTTTGCACCGCCTGCTGCTTTGTTAAAACTTAATGCCATTGTGTTTTCTCCTTGGGGACTTCTTCGTATAAAAAGGTAACTGAGGTATCTTTAATACAAAGTAGACTGTTTTCTGTAAAAAAATTAATATCGACTTCAAGAAGTTGAAGATCGAGATCTGTTTTCCCAGTTGCTAAATAGTCCGCAAGCGGACGTACTGAAGCTAATGCCAAATACTGGGCTATTTCGGCAAAGCTATGCTTATATGCATTATAAAGTAAAACATCTGGATGGGCCAAAAAAGACCCGCCTATAAACTTTATATGACTAAAATTATATATTTTATCATACTTATTTACAGGTATCTGATTAGTTGTCATCATTTTAAATATGCGAAAAATAGTAGAGGGGTTGCCCTCTGCTACTTCAAATATTTTTTGCCAGTCATATAAGAACATACTATTATACATCAAATTGGAACTCGTGTCAAGAACTATTTTTCTATGTTATAGTTGATCGATTTTATAGCCTTGCTTCATATAATATCCCATGCGATTTGACGCTTGACGAGTTGCAGTTTTTCCTTTTAAGTGTATATCTACAATTATTGGACTTGGCTTTCCCTCTTGCTCTCGGATGACTCTTCCGATGAGCTGTGTAAGTAGCGGCTCATTATTAATGGGTGTACCGAGTATAAGGCAGCTAAGTGCATTGACTGATATACCCTCACTAAAAATTGCTTGAGTACCAAAAAGTATTTCTTTACTTCCATAGTTTATCTCATCAATAAGGCTTTCACGTTCTTCGTGAGGAACTTCTCCAGTTACACAAATTGCTTTCTCTCCTACTAATTGTGCACAAGTTTTTAAAAAATGTACTCGATCTGATACTACAAGCACTTTATGCCCTCGAGCCGCATAATAAGATGCAAGCAAAGAAACACTATGAACATACTCTTCGTTGTTTGCTAAATTATTTACTCGATTTGCCCAAGGAATATTTGCACCGTCCATAAAACGTATTTCTGAACGATATATTTGTATACTTGGAGTCATAAAGTTTTCTTTTGGAGGCTGAAATAGCTTATTTCCAAAATAGTCTCGAAATACTACGTGTTTTCCGTCCTTTCTTTCAATTGTGCCGCTGAGGCCAATTTTGTACCGTGCATGACTGGTGTCAATGATTTTCGAAAAAGTTGGCGAAGATACGTGGTGCATTTCGTCCAAGATAACTGTTCCAAACATTTTTCGAATTCGATCGATGTTCCTGTAGAGTGTTTGGGTATTACCAACCACAATACAAGAATCGGTGTTAAAAGAACCAGAACCAATAATTCCTGGAGTGATTCCATATACTTTTTCTATCTCCTTTGCCCATTGATTTCTCAACGGTACTGTATGTGTTATTACTAATGTTTTTTGTCCTAATTTTCCTGCAATTGCAAGACCTGTGAATGTCTTTCCCCAACTTACCCACGCATTGATGATACTGCTATTATCGAGCTCGTCATAGACGGCTTGTTGAGACTCGCGAAGTACAAACTTAAAATCAGGAAAATCAACAGGAACCACAACCCTCTTGTCAATAATTTCATATGCATTTGGAATTAAGTCCTCTCGTCCAATTGGTATGGATACCAGATTTTCGCGCACCCGCTGCAGATTTTTAATGATCTGTGGAGGGTCATTCGGATTCTGGGGCGGTATTTTATAAGTAAGTTCTTTTGATAGACTTTCTCTTAGCTCTCTATCAGCTTCTATAAATATACGATTACTTAGTACTGCTTTCATACTTTTCGTCTTGTATTTTTTTGTTTTTCTTCGGCATAATCATATAGTATCCACGGCAGCCCCTTCCAATGAATAACCCCGGCATAGGTTAGGCCCATTGGCGGAGGTCTAGGAATTACAAAAGAATTTTTTAGCCCGTCAAGTTTTAAATGAGAACAGCTTTCTTTTGGTACTACATCTTTAATTTTATAGTATTTTAACTTACAAAACTCTGTTTTTTCATAAATAAAAGGAATTCCATTACTATCTATAAAACATTTATTATTATTTTTTATAATACCTCGAAAAGTATCAATTTGTAACTTTAAAGGTAACAAATTTTTATGCGGAGTTTGTAGCCTTCTAATACCTAAAGTATCCCCTTTTTGATTTAAATCATCTACTATTATTCCATCTAAGAATAACAGACCGTCTGCTCTGCTCCAGTTAGAGTTAGGAATCTCATAAACTGGAAATCTAATTTTATTAATACTCTTGTAAGATATTAGCATACAATTTCGTAAACTTACCCATTGAATAATCTTCTCCGACTTCAAAGTCACAGCCAATTGGAGCCCCAGGTATATATATTCCTCTGTCTTTCTGAACTAATTTTTCTAGCATTTCGCAGTAAAAATCAATTTCATCTTCAGGAACCTCTGCAAGAATAGAGTCGTGCACAAGTGCAAAAATACGAGATTTCATTCCTTGAGATTTTATAAAATCTCCCATATCAATCGCTCCTAATAAGTTAATATCAGAAGCAGCAGACTGTACCAAAAAATTAAGGCCAGAGCGAATGCTATGAGATTTGATGCCTTTATCGGAACTTTCAACATTAGGGAGTCTCCTTTTTCGTCCGAAGTAGCTATA